GTTCTAATGGATCTGCTGGTGGTGAAGAGATAGCAGGAAGACGAGATCTATCGATGAACACCTCCAGTCAGATTGATCGCTCGACTAGAAATGAAGCAGGTATGTCCTCATCTGGTTCCGATGGTAATACAAACATAGTTGCTCCATCATCTACATCAACTACTAATAATAACAACACATTTAGTAGCGTATCAATGTCACAAGAGGAAGCATCATTCATGGCATCTCAAATGGTAAACCGTGGATCTAGATTCTCTGCTGCTAGGTTTGGATAATAGAAAAGGGGAGTGACCGAAGCCACTCCCCTGATCATCCCTCTCCTGTTTTTCACTCGTCATCTGCTGCGAGTTTGTTGAAGAAGGACAAGGCGTCCTCTTCAGTCTCAGCAGTGGGAGCGGCTGCGGGAGCAGTAGTGACCTCAGGCTCACTAGTCTCTGCGGTTTCAGTAACAGCATCATCCTGAGTAGAACGAATGTCGTTACCGAGAACGTCGTTGAGACGCGCCTTGAGTTCCTCGTAAGACTTGAACTGATCGGGAGCAATAATCTCAGTAAGAGAGTATTCAGACTTCCACAGATCCTCAAGACGAGTATCATCACCATCAAACAGAGCAGACTGTGCCTCGAACTCACTCTTGTCGTAGTTGATGTAACCAGCAACCTTACGAACCTTGAGTTTGAAGTTGGCACCCTTCCAGAAGTCGAAGGGATCGACTGGAGTTTCGTCTGCAAATTCAGGCTTCATAGATTCCTGAATCTTGTCAAAGATCTTCTTACCATACTTGTAGAGGAAGACCTTACCCTCATTCTGTGGGTTGCTGGGATCGCTCACCACAAGAATGTTACTGATGTAGGAGAGACGACGCTTACGCTGTCGAGCAATATCCTTATCAGATTCAAGTCCGCTGTTCCAAAGATCGTTGTTTACCTCACAGAGTGGACACTTGCCACCGATAGTGGTGGGACAGTTCTCAATGAACCAACCACCCTTACCCTGAAATCCGTGAGTGTAAAGACGAGCGAACGGGAGTTCCTCATCGCCAGGAGCGGGGAGGAATCGAATAACGGCATAACTATTACTCGACTTGTCTAGTTCAGGACGCCAGTAGCGGTCATCCTTGTAAGACTTCTTGTCATTCATCTTTTCCATCTTGTCCGAGAGAGCAGATACATCTCCGCTTCTCTTCTTCATGTCTGAAAAGCCCATATGCTTTTCCTTTCTCTAGGGATCTACCCTAGCCTGAGTTACGCAAGGAACTACCTTGCACGAATGTTAGATTTATTATACCACCCAAAAGTCATTTGTCAACTAAATTGGGAGTTTTGCTGAGGTTAGTTGAGGCAAGATATTGAGATCTCTGCCTTCGATTTCCAACTTCTCGATAATAGGCTTTGTAAGAGTCTTTGCAACGAATACGGGATCAATATCGTATTCTTCGCAAATACTCAATACAGCCTCAACGTAGGTTCCACCATTTTCCTTCACATAAGTTTCAATCTCATGTGGGAAGTTTATATCTTCAATCATTACGAATCCTTTTGGGTGTTGGTTACTATTATATATATTAAAGATCAGAATATCATATCGGAGTAGATCATAGCTGATAACATTATCGTCGCTAGCGGACATTCAGGTGCCACATATAATATGGCTACAGATGACGGGTTCGGTGTTAGTGCAGACGCACAAGTTCAAATCATCAAACCCGTATTTGGTGACACCACCACTTCAACTCGCGTATCAAATAACAATCCTATGCCTGTTCAGTTGTTCTCTGGATACTCCGGAGGATCAACTGCATCTATTATAGAAGATGGTGAGTTGAAAGTCAAGGGAACATTCAACATCGGTAACTCGATGGCTGTTTACGGAAGCACCGCAGCATACCTCAAGGTAATCGTTGCTGGTGGCGTAACGGGAACTTCGGGTGCTACAGGTGTTATTGGTTCTGCTGGTAATCCAGCAGTATACTCTGCCGTAGAAGTTACTGGAGCGGTACAGGGTATCTCTGGTGGACAAGCACTCGCTGTGTCTGCCACTGATCTTGATATTCGCAACCTAACTGGCGGAACAATAGGCTACACAGGATCTACTCTATCTGATTATGTGGCTGTTCAAGGAATCTCTGGTGGAATGGCAGTTTCCGTATCTGCCACTGATCTTGATATTCGTAACTTAACTGCCACTGATGTTGTCACTGTGGTTGGTACTACTGCCTCTAACGTGGGAGTCACTGGAACCGTTACTGCCATTGCAACTGATCTTGACATACGGGATCTCGCAGCAGGAACGGACTCTGTAGCGGTATATAACTCTGCTGGAGGTACGACCCTCCCAGTCGATCTCTACGCAGCAGGGACCGCTCTAGGAGTCTCTGGAGACGCTCTGAAGGTCGCGTTCGATAGTGTCACTGGAGTTACGTTCTCAGTCAATGTAGCAAGCGATATCGGGGTCTCTAACACCGCTGGAACCACCCTAGCAGTCGAGGGTAGAGCAGGAATGGTCCCTGTAACGGTCCAAGGAGAAGGTGCGGGAGACTCGGTTGTCGTCTCGGCCACCGATCTTGATATTCGTGATCTAACTGCCTCTGATCAAGTTACAGTGGTCGGTGATCTAGTGACTCACGGTGCCACTACTGCCGCTCAGATTACACAAGCCAATCAAAAGATTGGCACTCTCAACAACACTGTATCTGGAGTTGGTGCTAAGGTAGACACCGCAAACACTTCACTAACGACACTCTCTGATTCTGTAGTAACAGTAGGAAACGATAAACTAGTGAAGACTAGTATGGATCGAGTTACTCCTCCTAGTCAGATTTATGTTGCCACTGTTAAGGTTTCTGGTGCTGGTAAACCTCTTGCTTCAGCAACACTACAAAATGGTGTGACGATTAAATCTTCTTCTAGTAATATAGGAAGTATTTTTGTGGGTGCAACTTCTCTTGTGAATAGCACAAGTAATGGTTTCCCCCTTCTTCCTGGCGAAGAGTTATTCATAAGCATCTTAGATCCATCCAAGATCTTTGTTCGCACAGATTCCAGATCATCTACAATCCATGTAATAGGTTCTTGATATGATAAGAAGACCAAAGAGAACTTCTACTGCAAATAAAAAAGCAGTAGAGACGAGTGATAATCTGATTCGACAAAATAGTGCAACTGTATATGGACTATACTTTGCCTCATCGAATACTGACTTTCTTTTAGATGAAAAGAAGACTCGTTTCTCTTTGCGTCCTAGTGTAGTTGTAAAGCCTGATAGACAAACTGTAATGTTTGACTACTCGCAGGTCACTGGAGATGAAGCATCAATCTTTGATGGCTTCTTCCGAGGACTTAGTGCTGGTGCTACGCTAACACTAGATGGTGGTATTGAGTCCACCTGCAATTTTATCAATGAAGTTACTGGTGTTCCACTAACCAATTTCGCAGACACCTACACGATCTCAACTGTTGATGTTTCAAAGAAAATCTTAGTGGCGACTAAAGGCACTACTATAACATCAACAACTGCTTCTGTGTTTGATGGTAGATACTTCATCGATCTACCCCAGTGGACTAAAACTCAAACGAATGAAGACTCCACTTCAATCAGTAAAATCTTAAACCTACTTCCAAGTCAGTCTATCAGTCACTTGGGTGTTGTACCTGGCTCTGTCTTAGAGTTTGCAAAGACCAGTAAGAATAATAGTCGATATACAGTAGAAAGCATCTATACTCAAAATGGTATTGAATGTATTGATGTAACAGAACAAGTAGTTCAAGAAGATGCCTCTGAAGAGCAGGTTATTGTTTCTGTTTATGGAGAAGAGCCTCCTGTATCAGAATCTTCTTCTTATGAACCTGTTCTTTATGTAACAACAGGTGCCTTAGGAGGGGATTGTGAACCGCCCATCTACGGACCAATGCCGACTCCTATGACTGGAAAACCATTTAAAGACTGGTTAAAGAGAGACATGGAGTGTTGTAAGTGTCTTGTCTATGCAGAGGCTGAGTGCAATGACGATCAATGTCAAATATGTAACGCATGGGTCATATGGAATCGAAGAAGAGATAGAGTTCCAGGCGGAGCAATCCCACCAGATGACGGCACCGGAAGAGATGAAGACAGTTATTGTGATATGGCAAGATTGCGTAATAGATTTTCTGGTGGATGGGGAGCAAAAAAATTCAATGAATG